ATGCCGGCGCAACCTAAGACCGCCGCGGCCGTCCACGCAAACCGCGGGATTGAAGCCAAATACCGCAAGGCCCTGCAACGCATGATTGCGGAAATGCACGGGTCCGTTGAATACTGGTTGACCGCCGGTTATCGCAAGTTCCCGCCGCGCATGGCCGCGGTCGTTGAACAGGCGCAAGATGCAAGCCCCAGCGCCAGCATGAAACGGATTCTTGACGACCTGGCGAAACGCTGGATTGCCCGCTTTGACGAATGGGCGCCAAAGATTGCCGACGCCTACTTGCAAGGCATGTTCAAGGCCAGCGACAGCGCAATGCGCCAGGCGTTGAAGGATGCGGGGTGGGCGGTCGACTTCAAAATGACGCCGGCCGTGCGTGACGCTTTCAATGCGTCGCTTCAAGAAAACGTCGGTTTGATTCGGTCTATTCCAGAAAAATATTTGCAGCAAGTCGAAGGCGTCGTGATGCGGTCCTATACCACCGGCCGCGACCTTGAAACGATGGTCAAGGATTTGAAACAGCTTTACCCCGGCGCCAGCAACCGGGCCGTGCTGATTGCGCGGGACCAATCGAACAAGGCAAACGCCGTCGTCAACCGCACGCGACAATTGGAACTTGGAATCACGGAAGCGATTTGGTTGCACTCGCACGCGGGGAAGAATCCGCGACCGGAGCATGTGAAAGCCGGAAAAGAAAAGCGACGTTACAAAATCGCGGAAGGCTGCTACATTGACGGCGAATATATCCAGCCGGGCGAAGAAATAAATTGCCGTTGCACTTGCCGGCCGATATTACCGATTTAAGGGGCGCACCATGGGCGGAAATTACAAACTATTGAAGGACGGCACGGTCGCCCAAGGTTTCGTTGAATTGACGGAAGACGGCCACATTGCCAGCCCTGTGCCATTCTTTCAACAAGACCTTATCGGCAACGCCCGCAACTATTACCCCGACCGTTCCCGCGGTTTCACGTTTGGCAAGAAAATCGGGCTTGGCAATGTGCTTTCGGATTTGTGGGGCGGCCCGACGCCGCTTTATGTTTTCCCCGCGGCGCCCGTGCAAATGTCCGTCGTGTCGACCAGCGCCAACGATACGGCCAACGGCACCGGCATGCGTGCGCTTCGTATTCATTACCTTGACCACAATTACCAGCCCCAAATAACCGACGTGACGCTTAATGGCCTGACGCCCGTTTTGACGACACCGACCGATATACTTCGCATCAATGGCATGCACGCGATTGCCGTCGGGTCAAATATCGTTTCAGTCGGCGCCATTTCGGTGACGAATAACGGCACGACCTACGGTTATATTTATGCCGGCGACAACACGGCCAGGCAAGCAATTTTCACCGTGCCGGATGGCGTGTGGGGATATATCGACCATTGGCAAGCAAGTTCCGGTTCAAGCGGAAATCACTTTTGCCAAACCATCCTTGCGGCCACGACCCACGACGGCGTTTTATTTCCCGGCGTGCCTTTGCTGCAAGATGAACAGGGCACCCAAAACGGCGGCAACATTATTCCATTTCCCATCCCCATTCCGATTCCGCCCAAGACTGACGTGCGAATTGCGGCCCTGGCTGACCAAACAAATGCGGGGGTTACGGCGTTGGGTGCTATCATGGGCTGGTTTGAACCCGTTGCTTAATTGATGAAACTTGGCGCATAATCCTGACATGCCTATTTTGCGACTAGCCTTTGACCGTACCGCACGCCGGATTGATGCCGACGGGCGCTTGCACGTCGACCGTTCGCACATTTCCAAGGCCACGGTGAATCCCTACTATGGCCGCGAAATTCCCGGCTATGAAGAATTGGGACTTGCGCCGGACCAAATTTACCGACTGTTTCGTGACCCTGTGGAATTGGAGCGCGGCGCCCCGACGTTCGCCCGCTTGCCCATCCTGTCCGAACATGTCCCCGTGACCGTTGATACCCCGCGCCCCGATTTGGTCGTGGGTGCTATCGGTTCCGAAATCGTTTTTGATTCTCCGTACCTTGACGCCGACTTGTGCGTGTGGGACGCTGGCGCCATTGCGGGCATTGAAACTGATAAAGTGCGGGAATTGTCGTGCGCTTATCGTTATGTGCCCGTTATGGAAGCCGGCACGTTTGAGGGGCAACCCTACGACGGCCGAATGACGGAAATCCAAGGAAATCACCTGGCGTTAGTTGAGGTCGGCCGCGCCGGGGCCGATGTAGTAGTGGCCGACCGAAACCCTTTCACATTCAAGGAATCCGCCATGAAGATGACCAAACTGGGCAAGGCCCTTTTTGCGGCACTCTGCGCGGCCTCTCCGGTACTGGCAGCGGATTCCGCTTTGCCCGCACTGGTGGGACCGGCAAATCGCAAAAATTTCAAAAAAGCCGACGTCAAAGCCAAATTGCTGGGAATGGACGCCGAACTTGACCCGCAACAGCTTGACAACGTCATTGACGCCCTGCTGGACGTGGAGCAAGAACCGAAGGCAGTCGAAACCCCGACGGCCGCGGCCGACGAATCCCCCGCCGACAAGTTGCGTAAGCTGCTGGCCGGCAAAGTGGACGATTCGGTCATTGAAGAGGCTTGCGGCTTGTTCGCGGCCCCTGCTGCTGACGCCGAACCCGAACCCAAGAAGGAAGAGGGCATGAAAAAAGAAGACGTCACCGCCGCCATGGACGGCCTACGCAAAGACATGCGCGAAGCCGAAGAGGCACGCCGCGACGTCCGCGCCGTAGTGGGCGACGTTATCGGCATGGATTCGGCCGCCGAAGTCTACGGCTTTGCGCTTGACCATTTGAAGGTCGACCGCAAGGACGTGGAAGGCGCCGCCGCCCTTCGTGCCTTGTTCAAGGTCGCGTCCGCCAAGTCTTCCAATCATGTTGCCCCTATCGCACAAGATGCGGGTGGCCTGATTGAGAAGTTCCCGGCCGTTGGCCGCTTCCGTAACGCTTAAAAGGAGTCACCACCATGAGCGGCTTTCAAAAACAAGTCAATCTGACGCCCGCCCCCGCGGTCGCTGGTGACTTTGCATCATCCAATCCACGGGCAACCGTTCTTGCTGGACCTGGCGGCCTTGTCGCTGGTGTCGGCGGCGTGACGGTTGGCAAATTCGCATGGGTCGCACCCGATGGCGTCACCGTCTACAGCCACGGCACCAAAGCCGTTGCGCCGTCCGGTTTCGTTCACCGCGAACAGCAAGGACTGATTCAACAGTACCTTGGCGAAGCCAGCATGAACATTCCCGTTGGCTTCCCGGTCATTCTTCACAATGAAGGCGACTTTTGGGCAGTCAATGGCGGCGCTGGCGCGTTTGCTGTGGGTGACGCCGTGTATGCAAACTACGCGGACGGCACCGTCGCACAATCGGCGGCCACAAACGCCACGGCCACGGCTTCCATGGGCGCAACCTTCACGGCTTCGGGCTCCGGCACGAACCTGACCGTTTCCGCTGTCACGGGCCTGATTACCGTCGGTGAAACGCTGGGCACCACCACCGGCATTCCCGCTGGCACCACCATCGTGTCGCAAACCAGCGGCACCCCTGGCGGCGCTGGTGTGTATGTCACCAGTGTGGCGACCACCATTTCCGCGGCAACCGCGACCAGCTTCGGCACCACGTTGAACGTGACGGCCGTCGCTTCCGGTTCCCTGGACATTGGCGAATCTGTGACCGGCACCGGCATTCCTGCTGGCGCTGTCCTGGCTTCGCAAATCTCCGGCGCAACCGGCGGCGTTGGTGTGTATAGCCTGAGTGTGCCCGCAACGGCATACGCGGCTTCCACCACCGTGACCAGTGTCGGCGGCGTAGCGGCTACGGGCTGGAAAGCCCAATCGGCCGCCGCTGTGGGCGAACTCGTTAAAATTTCTACCTGGGGTTAAACCATGAATCCAATTCTTCAAGCACTGATGGAACGTGCCGGGGTCCATTTCATGGGCCAACCCGGCGTAGACTTCCAAGCGCCCAACGTGTCTTTGCGTATGGCGCACGACGGCTTCGCATGCGACGCCCAACCGTCCCTTATCACCGTCAGCAACTCCGGCATTCCGGCGTTCCTGTCCACCTTCGTGGACCCGAAACTTATCGAAGTTTTGGTGTCACCCATGAAGGCGGCGGAAGTCGTCGGCGGCGAAGTGAAAAAGGGCGATTGGGTCACGAAAACGGCCATGTTCCCCATGGTCGAATCGACCGGCGAAACTTCGTCTTATGGCGACTACAGCGAAAACGGTT